CTCCATGAGGCTCGCTATTTCCATTGTGCGGCCCCGCCAGACGAGGCGGTGCTGATGCGTGATGCCGGGGAAGAACCGCATGCGAATCTTGTGCGTGATGATCGCGTTGGCCTGCTGGGCCTGAAGCGTCTCGCGGCTGGAGAGCCCCTGCACGCTCGCCCACACGGTGCCAACGTCCTGCCAGGCCGTCGTCGCCTCGCCAAACGGCGACTGCTCCGTCACGGGGGCCATGACCGTCACCCGCTCGCGCATGAGGCCGGAAACGATCATTTACCCCACCCAAAGCACAGAGTAAGAACCGCTGCCGGACGGTGAGGACACCGTGATCGTCGCGGTTGTTGGCAGCACGGCCACCCGGCCGGCGGTCACATCAATGCCGCCGGCCAGCCGCAGCGGCGAGGTGCCGGTGTTCTTGACCACCAGTGTCGAGAGGCTCGTCGGGCCGACGATCGACACCGCAGCCGTGCCGACGGTGCCGGTGGTCGATTGGGCCACGCTCGGCGTCACGGCGAGGTGGTCGGACAGGACGCCGACCGTCACCGAGGTGGGGGACTGGTCTTGATAGACAACGTCAACGTCGATGCGGGCGAGAATGGTCATCGGTAAACCCCCAGGCCGGACGCGGCCAGCAGCGTGTCGAACATGTACGGCGTCGAGGTCATCGCCCCGGGCACCGCGGGCTGCCTCGTGTCGTACCAATGAGCCGTCAACGCAAGAATGAGGTGCTTGGCGGTCGGCGGGACGCTTGAGCCGTCGGGGCCATAGCCGGCCGAATAGCGGACGGTGACGGAGTTCTCGTCACCTCGAGTCGCCGGCCATGAGCGAGCCCACTGCGGGTAGATGCGGCCGGGGAGGACGTTTGTGTCCACTTGGAAATCGTTGTTCGCGCTCGTCAGCGTGCCGTAGGTGCCGTCGCCGTTGCGGTACGTCACGGTGACCGTGCCGGGGGCCATCGGCATCCGGGGCAGGATGATCGCCCAAATCGGAAACAGGTCGTAGCGGGCCTCCCAGACGGTCGTGAGCAGCGTGATGTCCAGCACATCTTCAACGTACTGCCTCGCGACGGCGATGAGGCTCTGGATGTAGGCATCGTCGGTGTCGGTGTCCACGCGGCACTGCGTCTTCGCAAGGGCCAGCGGCACCGGCTCGACCACGGGATTGGTCACCCGGACGAGGCTGCGGTACGGCGTGATCGTCAATGTCGGCCCCTGCGGCGTGCCGAATACGATTGTGTCCATTACTTCCTCTTCTTGTGTCTCGGCGCGGCGTCGGCCTGCTCGACTTCCCTGTGCTCGACGGCCTCTTCGACGACCTCCTCAATCAGCCCGCGGCGGATCAGCAGGTCGCACATGCCCCCCGGCCAATCCTCAAAGACCTGCCCAGCCTCGTAGCAGTCGTAGTTTTGGATGACGCGAATCTTCATTTGACCTGACCCCACGCCTTCTCAGGAGCCTTCTGGCCGTTCGTCCAATACTCGGTCGTGTGCTGCTGTACCTTGCCGCCCTCGACCTCGCGGCTGGGCCAGGTGACCATCAGTTCCGCGTGCCCGACGCTGATATGCGTTGCAACGCCGAGGGTGTTGCCCGCCTTCGCCCACTCCCGCCAGAAAAAGATGTCCTCGTCGGTGTGGCCGCCGGTCCACTCGCCCGCATCGTTCGCCTTCGCCAGAAACCACGGCTTCGGCAGCTTCTTCAGGGCTTCGGTTCGCAGGAACGTCAGGCCAAAGTGGGCAGTTTCAACTTTTTGGACTGGCTTCTTGAACCAGTCGCTTTCGACGCTGGTTTTTTCGTCGGCGTCCTTTCCCGGCAGGGCAAACATCACCGCGTTGCTCTCCCGCTTCGTTTGAAGCGGGGCGATGGCGTCGATGCCGCTGTAGAGCATCAAGGTCAGCAGGGCTTCGACGGTCTTGGCGTTGAATACGGTGTCGTAATCAATCGTCAAGATCACATCGTGCGTGTCGATGACGGTTTCCATTGCCCGCTGAAGGCATTGCCCCCAGAATGCGCCGGACACCTTGATGGGAGAAATGCCGTGCGGCGCGAGAGCGGAGGCGACGCAGAAGAGGTTGTCCGTAAAGCCAAGACGCGGGGTACTCATCACCGCCGCGACCTTCATCTCCGCTTCGACGTTGCCGATACGCAACTGCACGTTTCGCTCCTTAGTTGGAGCGGGCGCGCTTCCTTGCGCCTTAATCGGCCGTCGTGGCCGTCCCGCATGTGAGTGCCCCGGCGGCGGCGCGATTGCCAGCCGCCGGGGCTATTCGGGAATCAGCCCTTGACCCAGCCGATGCAGCCGGCCTCGGAGGCCGAAGCGGGGGCAACTTCACCACGGGACAGACGGCCGGAGATCACGGTGTTGACCGAAACCGCCGGGGTCGCCGTCACCTTCAGGTAACGCTGCTTCGCCTTCGTGTCCACATCGAGCTTCACGATCGCTTCCACGGCGGTGTTGGACACCGCGGGGATCGCAAAGTCGGTGCCGCCGGTCAGGCCGGGGACGGCCACGAACGTCGAATTGTCGTCGCTCTGCTCGACCTTCAGCACGCTGGCAAACACCGTGGAGGCGTTGCTGGCACGCTGCACCGAGATGCTGGCGTAGTCAAACCCCAGCGTGTCGATCGTCAGGGTGACCGCACTGGACCCGACCGAAGCCGGGACCGACGCGACCACCTTTTCCATCTGCGAATGAATCATGGGTCTAGGTACTCCTTGTTGGTTTCAGGTTCACGAGGCCGCGGTCTTGAGGGCGATCACCGGGCCGGGCGTCGCGTTGTCGCCGAGGCTGTGGTGAACGATGTCGAACCGCATCGTGCCCTGGAGGAGGAGCTGGTCAGTGGTCGCGTAGACCTGGTCGTACATCCGCACCGAGAAGTCCCGGCGACGGGCGTAGATGCTGGACAGGCCGAGGTTGGCGAAGAGAACCTTCACCTTGCTCGGGTCGGCACCGAGGGTCGTATCCATCACATGGACGAGGTTGACCGGGTAGCCGAGGAACATCTCGTTCGCCGCACCGCCGACCGTCTCGACGGTGTTGCCGCCGGCCGCGTATCGGAGGCGGGCCATCGAGGCCGCGAAGCCGGCCGGTGAGATGTACCACGCTGCGCCTTGGCGGGCGTAGAGCGGCATCTTGCCGATGGCCTTGATGAAATCAGTCACCGTCAGCGTTTCAAAGCCGGTCGCACCAGCACCAGCCGAAAGGACGCTGGCCGTGTGCGTGCCGTCGTTGATCTTCGGCACGACGCCGTAGATACCGCCATAAACGGAGGTGCCATCGCCGTTCCAGCCACAGAGGTCATTTTTGAGCGCCAGCGAAGTGCTGAACTCAACGGCTACTGCGTCCGCGATCGACACAAGTGCGTCCTCAACGACCTCCGAAGATAGCCTCGTGCCGCAGGCCAGCTTTTTCGCGATGAGCTGGACGTTGGCGTAGGTCGGCTCGCTCTCGGAGACGGCGGTGCCTTCACCGACGAAGTAGGCCGAGGTGCCGCTGACACGCTTCGGGATGATCATCGTGTCGCGGGTCATCGTCACCTTCTCGACGTTCGACGCCGCGAAGGTGCCGTAGTTTTCGACGAGACGAATCACGCGGGCCGCGAACTCTTCGGGGACCAGGGCGCCACCGGACGAGTTGCTGTTCTCGCCGAGAGCACGGCTCTCAACGCCGTGATCCTTGCACCACCGGAGGTCTTCGGCGTTCTTGAAGACATGAGCCCGCAGCCACCGGCCGCAGCGGTAGGCGCTCTCAACGGCCTCGGGGCCGTCGTTGAACGCGCGGAGCTGGGTGTGGTGAACGTGGCCGAGAGCACGAATCTCGACCTTCTTCTCTTCGGCCTTGGGGGCTTCGGCGACGGGGGCGTGCGCCGGGGCGGCCTTCTCGACCACCGCACGCAGCTCGGCTTCCTTGGCGGCGATCCGCGCCTCGAACTCCAGGGCGGTCTTCAGCTCGTCGGCCTGGCCGTTGAGCGAGACGAGTTCCTTGGTTTGCTCCTCCGAACGCTCCTCGACGGAGGCCAGTTCGGTCATCCTGGCGGCGACAGCCGCGGCACGATCCTGAAGACGCTTGAGATTGCTTGCCATTGTTGGCCTGCTCCTTGTTGAGCCGGCCAACGCAAGCCAATGCGGCGGCCGGCGGGGGTTCCCGCAAGCGCGCCGCGATCAAGTCGCTCGCACCGATCTCCACGACATCCATCGCGGAGCAAATGTCTACTCTTGTAGCCTATCAACCCTGCGAAGGGCTGTGCAACCGAGTGCGAAGAAGTGTCGCCTGCAATTCCGCGACGGCGGCGTGCGCGTCGAACGGCTTGCTACGATTTTCCTCCTCCGACTTCGGCTCTTCGCTCGTCAGTTTCTCCTGCGGGATGATCCAGAGCTTGCACAATCCCTCTGGATTGATGCTCCCCGCGACCAGCTCGCACGCGCCGCCGCCCTCGTAGAAGACGCAGTTGGCACAGACAAGCCCTTGTGAGTCAAACGGGCTCGCTTCCATGTAGTGCGCGCCGTCGGGCAACTCTTGCGCGAACTGACCGTTTGCCTCGACCACCATTTCGTAGGATTCGGCGAGGTCAAGGTTCGCGGGCGAGAGCGTGCCGGGGTATTCGCCGGCCTCAACCTCGTTGTCGGCCTCTCGTTTGCCGCCTTCGCGCTCCATCTGGGCGACTTTTGCTTCACTCCAACGCCATCCGGCATCTCCGCCCCACAGCATCCACGCCGTGTAGCCGGGGGTTTCGCTGCCCTTCGCGCTCCAGCCGGCCTTCTTGTCCACCTTGTGGCGGCGGAACCAGGCCCGCATTTCGCGGACATGCTCGGGCGTGAGGCCGTCGCGGGCGGCGATTCTCTTCGCTCGAGCGACCGTTTCGGGCTTCAAACCGTCCCCGGAGCGGCCTTCTTCGTGCAGTTTCAGCCCCCGTCGTGCCGCCGCAGCCATGCCGGCCGAGGGTTTCAAATCAACGGACGACTCCGCACGCTCTTCTTCGACCACAACAGGCTGCTCAACCGCCGGCTCTTCGCTCCGACGGGCGATCCAGCTCACCGCGGTGTCTCCGCCGGCCAGTTGCCACTCGATCCACGCGGGCGAGCCCGACCATCCGGTTTCCTTGGCCGCGAGGCACCGCTTGAACACCTCGCCGAGGTACGAAACCTCTTCCAGGCTGATGATTTCGCGGTTCACGAGCCTTTCAGCCACGAAAAGCAGCCGCTCTTCGATGTGCTCGCGGTCTTTTGCGAGTTTCAGCCCCCGCTTGGCCGAGTTTGCCATCGTTTTGGTCGGCCGGAACTCTTCACCGAGGGCCATTTCGATGGCCCGTCGGCTGACCACGACGCTTGAGGAGTCGTAGGCGGGCCGAACGACTGGCCCGACATCTTCCAGAAGCCCGACGGATCGCACTTCTCGCTTGCGAACGCCGCGCTGCGGGTCTGTTGACCACGAATCTCCGCCGTCGCGCTTAATCGCGAACGCAAAACTGCTGCCGACGACCGTCCGATCCTTCACCCACTCGACAACATCGCGGCCGATGGAGGTGTTTTCATTGGGCGTGATCTCGTACCGAAGGCCGTAGGAGTCCTTCGTGAGCCGCATCGTACCATTTCCGGTACGTCCCAGCAGCAGATTCCGGTCGTGATTGAAGACACCGATGACATCGGGGTTTTCGGCGAGCACTTCGTCAAAAGCATTCGGGTGGATCGTCTCCACGAAACCGCCGAGGTTGCGGCTCTCCATGTTGAACACCGCAGCGTAGCCCGTGATGACGGGCTTTTTGTCGTCGCGGTACTCGACGGTGGCCTCGGAAATGATTGTCCGGCGTTCGACTTCGTTGCTCATCCCGTCACCTGGTTCGCGAGGTAGTTGTCCAAGCCGATCTGCTCAATCACTTTGCGAATCGCTTCAATGTTCGCCATTGAATCCTCGCTGCCGCGAAGCAGTTTCGTGAACAACTTCGCCGACACCGGGTCGCCGACCTTGTCGCAGGTCATGTAGCCCGCCCGCTCGACGGCCGCCGCCTGCTCGTCGGCCTGGTAGTTGGCGTCCAGAATCGCCTCGAAGTCGTGGCGGGGCAGTTCCGGCGCGTCGTGATCCGGCGACGGCTGAACGTCGAAGAACTCCAGCCGCTCGGAGAGCACCTTGATGTGCCCGCGCTCCTCTTCGGCGTAAGAGGCCCACGTTTCACCGAGTTTCGGGTAGCCCCAGCGAGTCAGATGCACGGCCTGAAGGTCGTACATCTCCGCCTGCGACCAGTGGAGCGAAAGGGACGCCTGCAATGCGTCAACGACACCGTCAAGCGGCTGTGGCATCGGTATTCAGGTGCCTGTCGCACCAGTCCTCTGTGACCGTTTCGTACTTCTGTCCGCTGCGGTGGCACTCCAAAAGCAACCCGCGCGAGCGTTCATTCCACGATACAACGAATGATTCAATGTCGCGGCCGGTAGCTTCTGCGGCGTCGCGCAGCTCGTTTCGCATCCGGTCGGCGACGGTGTCCAGCCACGGGGCAATCTTGTCCGGCTTGTTGCGCCGCTCGAGGATGCCGTCGGCCTCAACTCCCGCGAGGCGACGGAGCGTCGTCTTGAACACGACCTCGGCGGCGGCGAGATCGCGAGCCGCCGGCTCCGGGGCGGCTTCGACTCCGGCGTCCGGCTGGCTGGGGACGGGGTTCGCGGCCGGCGGAAGCACTTTTCCGGTCGGATTGTCAGGCGTGAACGCCGAAAGAAGTTGCATATTGACCTGAATGAACCGCTTCTTGCCCTGATCGTCGGGCAGGGGGTTGTAGCCGATGGCGGCGCGAACCTCGTCGATGTCCAAGGCACCCAGATTTGCCATCTCGCGGATGAACTGGCTGCGGGCGGCGTAGTCGCCGGCCATGAGGGCGTTCACATCGAACTGGACGAAATACGATGCGTCATCCACGACGAGATCGCGGCGGCAGGCCAGTTCCCAGCGGCGGCACCACGGGATGAGCGAGAACGTCACGAAGTCGATGGCCGATTGTTCGACGGTGCTGTAGCGGACATTGGACAGATCGCCGATGAGCGAGCCTGGAACGCGGTAGACGCGGGCCACATCCTCGATCTGGTAGCGACGAGTCTCGATGAGCTGCGCCGTGTCGTTGCGGATGCTGTCTTCAATCTTTTTGAAGCCGTAGGGCATGACGACGGTTTTGTAGGCGTTCGACGGCCCGCGGTGAGCCTCGTCCCACTGGGCCTTGAATCGGGCGAGAGCCTCGGGCCTGTGAGGCTGATCCGTTTGAATCAGAGTGCCCGCCTTGGCCCCGTTCCCAAAAAATGCGCTGGAATGCAGTTCCGTCGCCCTGGCGAGGCCGATCGCATCCCGCGAGAGCGTTGTCGGCACAAATCCCGTCACGCCGTCGCTCGAGAGCCACCGCAGATGAAAAATCTCGTCCTGCCGATACTCCGTCACTTCGACCTGCGGCTGCGTCGGGGTCGCCGGCTCGGTGTAGTAATACCGCAGCTTACCGTTGGAGAGTCGCTTCACCTCCATGCGGCTGGGGTGGAGCGGGATCAGTTCCGCCACGGCCCCCTTCTGGCTGTTGCCCTTGATGAGAGCGTAGGCGTTGCCCCACAGAAGGAGCCACGACTGCATGAGTTCCTTGAACTCAAAGGCCGTCATCCACGAATTCGGCTGATACGCCAGAATCTCGTTGAGATGCTGCTCCTCGGCAATCTCTTTCCCGCCGCCCGGCAGGCGACGGTAGACGTTCATCGGCAGCGATGCCAGCGACTCCGAGAGCACGCGAACGCAGGCGAGCACGGCACTACATTCAAGGGCCGTCTCGGGACTGACCGTCACGCCGGCCGCAGTGCGGCGGGTGTTGGCGATCTCCTCGAAAATGCGGGAGAGGTTGCCCCGAAGCTCGATCAGATCAGCGACTTCTGCGTCTTCGGGTACTGCCACTTTTAGAACACCAGCAGTTGAGGGTCTTCGTCGTTTCTTGCCTCGGCGCTGGCGATGCCCAGAGCCATGATCAACGCGACGGCGGCGTCAATTCGATTGGTCGAATGCGAGTGTTGTTTGGTAGGCTTTATGTTCCCGGCGTCGTCGATCTTGACCTGCACGTTCGACATCTGCCAAGCAAGGACCGGACCCCCGGCGTGTCGCAGTTTTTGCCCTAAAATCAGCGTTTCAAGCAGCTTGGTGGGGGCGCTCATGGACGCAAAACCCTGCCCAAACGGCTTAACGTCGATTCCCTCCGCCGTTAACTGGGTCGTGAGGTGCGTCGCGTTCCACCTGTCAATCGCTACAGAACGGACGGCATTCTTCTCGCAAAACGAGAGAACGTAGTCGCGAACCGTGTCGTAATCCGTAATATCGCCTTCTGTCAGTGTAACAAACCCCTCTTTGGCCCATTGACGATACGGCACGCGATCAGCCTTCGATGCCTTGTCGGCGCCCTCCTCTGGGATGAAGACATGCGAGTGGATGTCGTAGGTTCCGTCGTCGCTAGGCCAGACGGCCACGAACGCCGTCGTGTCTGAGGTGCTTGACAAGTCCAAGCCGCAGTAGGCAACGCGACCGTCGGTGGGGCGGAGCGGGGCGTTGTTCGCATCCCAGGCACCGTGGCGGAGCCACTTGGAGTCCGACCGGCACCACTGATTCAGGTGGAGCGTCCTGAACACGACCTCTTCGCTGGCCGTTTGCTTCGCCCGCACGCTCATTTGCTGGAAGTAGTCGGGCTTCAGCGTGATTCCGTAATTCGGATTTGCAGCCTTCCAAGTTTCTTCTGCGAACGGGTCTGCATCCACATCGGCCGCAAATATGCACGGCAAAAACGTGTCGTCCTTGAGCACGCCGTCGCGAATCTTCTCCGCCCGCTGCCAGTCCTTGTAGCACGGCCCCTGCATATCCGTTCCAGCCGTCGTGATGTAGACGGTGAGGGGCTGACTTCTGGCACCCATACCCGTTTCCAGCACATCGACCAGTTCTCGGTCGGGGAAAACGTGATACTCGTCGATCAGCACGCACGACGGGTTGTAGCCGTGTTTGGTCCCCGCCTCGCTCGAGATGCAGAACATCGACGCATTTCGTTCCGGCACGACGATGCTGTTGCGGTAGACTTTGGCTCGACGGGCAAGCGACGGGCAGGACTCCAGCAGATGCTTGGCGGCGGTGTGCAGAAGGCTGGCCTGCGAGCGGTCGCCAGCCGCGACGATCACTTCGGCCCCGATGTCGTCGCAGAAGGTCATGTAGAGGCCGAGGGCCGCGGCCAGTTGCGTCTTGCCGTTCTTGCGCGCCAGGGCCAGCAGAGAGGTGCGGTACTTCCGTAAGCCGTCGTCCCGCTTTGTGTTGAGCAGGCGGTCCAGATACTCGTCTTGCCACGGCTCCAAGACGAACTGCTTCCCTGCGAAGTCTCCGCGGGAATGCTTCAGAAGCGCGATGAAATCGCGAATATCAACCACGCTTGGCGAGCAGGGCGTCCATCGGGTCATCGACGACCTTCACCGCGCCGTACCCCAGTCGGGTGCGGTCGGCCGGGGTCAGTCCGAGGACCGTTTCCAGGTGGCGGAGCTGCTCGCCAGTCTCCTTGAACTGCGTCGCCATTCCGCAAGGACGCACGAATCGAAGGCTACCGTCGGCGTTGGTCACCTCAACGTAGACGGAATCCATGCTCTGGAGCTGCTCGGCCGCGAATTCCCACAGAACGTAGGTGGTCGAGTATCTGGCGATGACGGCCTCGTCGGATTCGGCGAGAGTGCCCATGTTCGTCAGCCAGGCCACGACGTTGGCGAAGACCTCTTTGGCACGAGGTTTCAGCCAGGCCGGCGGCTCAAGCGGGGCGGCGGGAGCGTCGCCCAGTTCCTCGCGGTTCTTTGCGTGCTTCGATCCGCGGAGCGTGAGAATGTGCTTCGGCGTTGGCGGGCGGCCCTTCATGTTCTCCATGCTACGGAGGGCGGCGCGCGCGGTGCAAAGGAGTGTGAATTTGGGCGGGGGCCGAAAAGGGTCATTTTCGTCGCCGCGTCTCCCTCTAGGGACATGCGGTCTGTCCAACCGTCGCCCCCCTAAATTGCCTACCCTACCCCTTGTGGCATTCCGCGGCCGCCTCGAAGAGGGCGCGAGCACGACCTGCCGGCGGCCGCGGACGTCGACCAGGCGACCGCCTCGAAGAGGGCGCGAGCACGACCTGCCGGCGGCCGCGGACGTCGAC